GCAACCATGACTTACCGTCACGGTATTGCTTAATGAAGTTCCTCTTCATTGTCCCAATCATCTTACGATGATGTGGAACGCCATCAATATATGCGTATCTATTCGACACCTTAGTAACAACAGCCATGTTACCATCTATCTCGTAGATATCTCCAACATCTGCCCTATTGACTGATATAAAAGATAATACTCTAAATGATTCCATAGTCTATCGTATTAAAAGGTTAGAAAGTAACAAGCAAAGCTTGAGCGTTGAGTCTATGACTCAGTTGCATTAATACTAACGAATTTCTGTTGCCGAGCTCGTTACACTCCGAATCTAATTCAAACATCATAACAATTAACCGTTAGGGTTAACAGTCATGTCGATAGTGGTGAGTACACCATTAACGATAACCATATTTCTGTTGTGCATGACAATAGATTAATGGATGATGCATACTACTACGTGAGTATACTTAACGTAAAAAGTCCATATCATACTATGAGATAGGAAGAAAAGAAATCAGGGAACCCTGAAGGGCTCCCCGATGGTGGATTAAGTAGTCCGCTCTGCTTGAACTTGAGCAGGAGCAGCTGATTGAGCTGGTGTTGATTCTTCAGCAGACAACATTGCGGCAAACTCACCGAATGCATCTGCAGAAACACCGTCATTCCATTGCCATCCTGTCAATTTCATACGGATTGAACCGTCAATCATGACAGGAGTTGCAACAAGAATCTCACCTTCTGCAATCTTAGCAACGGTAGCACCGTAAGCAAATGCAGAAGTCTGAACAGACTCACCGTTAGCTTGTGTCCAACGAATGGCACACGTATGAACAGTTTTCCCTGCAGAACCAAATGTCCGTGCTTCACCGATATTAATCAGCTCTGCACGAACAGCTACAAGGTTAGTACCGTCTTTCAAAGTAATCTTTCGCATATTTTCCATAGCGCAATAGTTTTAGACTCCCACAGGTTAAGTTAGCACAGAGGGGGGGAGGTTCCCTCTGCAATTTTTAGTGGTCGCTTTTTGTTGGGGTAGTCACCACGTTCAACTACACAGAAAATTTTTTTTGAAAAAAACTTGACAACGGCATGCCTGTCGTTGTATATTTGTACCGTCTTACTCAAGAATGCAGTATCTAAGACTGCGAGATTATGATAATAGGTCTATTGAGCGACATGATATAATTCTTAGTTGTAACTTCAGGTAACCACTCCTGTTGGATCAGCTAAATATTGATATACTCAAAAACTACGATGTAGGTAAACGGTCAGAGTTTTTGACTTCCAAAAGGAAGTGTTTTTACGAGGTGAAGATCAAAATGCAAAAAAAAAAATGGGAGAAGAAGGCATTAACATGGAGCACGAGTTTGAGTACCCTAAGTATGAATTTATTCGTGAGCTTGTGCATGTTGATGATCAACCCTTAGTGCGTATAGTTATGAGATCTATGGTTTATGATGGTTTTAAGGATCTTGTAGAAGTAGAGCTTGAAAGTCATTATGTTTTTAATGGAGATAAAGATGTAGACACAGAGATGCATCTTAGCATGGAGTTTCACGATAAATGTTTGAAGGTGTTTATGGGAGATGAAGATGGTGATGATATTGATATGGATGATAAAAGATTTGAATGATGGAAATAAGTATTAACATAGAAGATAAGGTTGTAACCATTCTTTATAAGGATGATATGGACCTTCAAGAGGTTATCAGAAGAGCGACACGCATGATGCAGCATATGAGTAGTTATAGAGTGGATATTATACCAATGAGTGATCCAACAGACGTTTTTAGCATTGATTTATAATATTTTCAGTTAAGATACTTGACATCTTAATGTAATATGTTATATATTTGTAAAAAAGAGAGAGATGGAGAGAGTATTTAATCTCAGAGGTACTGAAAAAGCATTCTTTAACATGTATGTTGGAATCATGGGATTACAGTCACCTTTGAATAAACTCAGGAAACAGGAACGTCAAGTGCTTGCTGAGATAATGTATCAGAACAGCATTATCTCTAAGGATTACAAAGATCCTGAAGACCCTAAGAAATGGAAGGCTATTTTCTCCTACGAGAATAAACTTATAATGGCTGAGAATGTAGGTGATATGTCTGAAGCAAGTTTTGCCAATTGCCTTACCTCTTTGAGGAAGCATGGATTACTTGATGCAGATAACTACTTGCATTCCAATCTTAAGGTGTACCCTAACAAGAAGAATGGTATAGTTTTCAATTTTACAGTAAAAGATGCAGGATGAGATATTCAAGGGATTTTTGCGTGAAGTTGCTGATAAGCATGGTATATCCACAGCTGTTCTTGAACGTGCTTGGAAGAATCAGTTCAGAATTGTACGCGATACGATCTCAAATAGTGTAAAGAATAACAGTGATAGTTTTAAGACCATATATCTTAGACATCTTGGGAAGTTTGTTCCAAGACATTCTGAGATGAAATACATGAATGATGATAAAGGAGATAGTTGACGGTTGGAAAAACTATATTGTTAAGAATCCTTTGGTAGAAGAGGAGGCTAAACGTAGAGCTGAGATATGTGCTTCGTGTGAGCATGCAAAGGATGACATGGGTATTCCTAGATGTGGTATATGTAATTGTCCTCTTGCAATGAAGACAAGGAGTATGAAGAGTGAGTGCCCTAACCCTGAAGATAAAGGTGGAGCGAAATGGTAACGTATGTATTGAATATCATTAAGGATAATGAATTGGAAGATGTCATTGAAGGTATCGATGAGATAAAGCAGCATCTTAAGGATAAGGATGGTGATGATAAGGTCAATTATGATCTTGACGGTTATACTATGAGTATGACAACTGATTATTATGAAGATGAGTGAAGAGGTAAAGAATGAGGAGAAGGTCACTGAAAGCGGGATTGTATATTTTGAGTATCCTGTTGGTGACAAGACCTTTAAAATGTTTGTCAGTTCTGACCCGAAGTGTCTTGAGGAAGAAGGAGAGACATATGAGGAGTTCAGACAGAGAAGAAAGATGAATAAAGCTTCTCTTAAACGTTATAAGAGGGGAAGGGTATACTGGAATCCACATGTTATGGGAAACCAAAAGGGTCTGGTATGCAATGAAAGAAATCGTGCTACTGTAAGTGCGTATATAGAACATATTAAACAACAACAAAATGAGCAAGAAAGAGGAGAAGCTACTTAAGAGTAGTGATATTAAGTGTACCCCATCAGGGTCACGTATGATAGTGAGGGCATACATCAAACCACAGGGTGTTATCCTTAATCTCGATAACAAGGAAATCGTACCATGTGTAGAGGTTATGAAGGTAGGTCCTTATGTGAAGGATGTTAAGGAAGGACAATGGATTCTTGTAAGACATGATGTACAGCCTGGACAATTCAAGTATCAGGACGAACTGTTTTACATGTTCCAAGAGTCTGATGTTGTCGTGACATTTGATGAGCAACCTGATTATGAAGATATAATGGGTAGCGATACTGCAATTGTACGCGATCTTACAGAGTATGTAAGGGTGGATAAGTTGAGTAAGGTAAAAGCTAAGATCACCGAGAAGGATGAGTCTGAGGTTCTTGCTGAGACAACTACTATTCTTGATGCTGATGGTAATGCGATATAGATGAAGCATATGTTTGAGATGGATGAGCAGGGGGAACTTACTATTTCCCCGCAAATCCTGATGATCAAGGAGTTTGCAGAACTTGCCAAGAAAAGAGGCAGAAAGGGAAAGGCTAAATTGAATGCCGAGCTTTCTGCCGTTTGGTTTTTTGTAGATATGCGTTCTCCATATATGCGAATGGATGAAGAGGAACGATGGGATTACATCAAGGATGATGTGCTCTACATGTTTCCTGATTGGGAAGTTGACCAATTGATAAATGCCTGTATTGAGAAATATAGGGAGATGAGCAGAACACGTTCTATGGATACGTTGGAGTCTGCTTGGAAAGCACAGACAGAGTTGGATGGCTTTCTTAGTAATGTTGATCTGAATGAGCGTGATAACAATGGTAAGCCAGTGTTCAATGCGAAACAGATAATGGATATGATAAACTCTTTGCCTAAGACTGTCAAGTCATTGCAGGATACGCAGAGATTAGTGGAGACTGAAGTAGCTGAGAACCTGATACTGAGAGGTGGAAGGGAAAAAGCTGAATTTGAAGATGAAGAACTCAACCCAGACTGATACACACGAAGAGAGGTCGTTACTTGACGATCTGCGTTTCGATGTGAGTGTACGTATCAACTCGTTGGAAGATGAGGAGTTACGTGCAGATATCATTCAGGCTATTGATGAGATACCTTTTATATATAAAATGTTGTCAAAGGATAGACCTTACGCAAAGGATCTATCGAAAGATGAAGATGGTAGGATAGAGGTTGATATCGTATCTCCACATATCCTTGAAGATATGGACTTTTTCAGGGAGAGAGCATTATATTTTAAAAAGCACGGTAAGTATACGGACTTAGTTCCAAATAGATTTCCTTCTTCGCGTTACATGAAGTTCTGGCGTGAGGAACAGCGTAGGTGTAGAGAGGGTCTGATACGACCTTCTGATGGTGAATGGATACCAGGGTATTATTATTGGTATCTGAATTACTGCCCGATACTGATGACACAGGAAATACCACAATCTGTAGAGGATCTTGAAGAGCAGGTAGGTAATATAAAGGCTGACCGTGTGGAGGACTTTCCAAGAGTTTGGGACAGTGATTATCTGTGGTATCATTATGTTGAACAGGCAGAACAGCGTGGTATGCACTGTGGAAACCTTAAGACAAGGGGTAGAGGCTACTCGTTCAAAGGTTCTTCTATGGGTACACGTAATTATTATCATTTTAAGCGTTCAAAATCGTTTGCAATAGCATCGGAAGGTGAGTATCTGTACGATGATGGTATTCTGAGTAAGGCATGGGATACACTTAACTTTATAGATAACCACACACCTTGGAGAAAGTCTCGTGATTATGCGGATAGGAATGATCACAAAAGAGCATCCTACAGAGATCCGAGAACAAAGACTGAAAAGGGTATAAAGACCGAGATAATCGGTGTGTCTACCAAAGGACAGCCAGAACGTGCAAGGGGAAAACGTGGTAAGTTACTTCTGTTTGAGGAGGCTGGAAAGTTTCCGCATTTGAAAAAGACGTATGCAATTGCAAGACCTTCGGTTGAGCAGGGTAAAATGACATTCGGTACCATTGTAGTGTGGGGAACTGGTGGTACAGAGGGTGCTGACTTTGCAGGTATGCGTGAATTGTTCACCAAACCTGATGCATATAACATATATGCACTACAGAACGTGTTTGATCGCAATATGCCAAAAGGTACAGTATGTGGTTACTACTGTGGTGAGTATATGAACCGTGAAGGTTGCTATGATGTCAATGGTAACTCGGATATTGTAAAAGCATTGATCGAAGTGTTTAATGCACGTGCAGTTATTGCCAATAGTACTGACGATCCGAATGCATTGATACAGGAAAAGGCTGACCGTTCCATCACACCGCAGGAAGCGATGATGAAAAAGGAGGGTCATCTGTTCAATGTGGAGGATATGCGTATACATCTTGCGGAGGTAGAAACAAATCCTAAAAAATATACCGATGCTACATGGAAGGTAAAGCTTTACTTTCAGGATGGTGAGGTAGCTTGGAAACTAAGTGATAATTATCCAATACGACAGTTTCCTGTCATGGATATCAAAGATCTTGAGGGATGTGTTGAGATATTCGAGCATCCGATAAAGGTTGACGACCATATACAGTCAAATGTTTACATAGCAGGGTGTGACCCTTACGATGATGATATGTCAATAGGGCCATCATTGGGAAGCATTATTATAATGAACCGTCTTACAGGCAGAATAGTTGCTGAATATACTGGAAGACCGAGAACTGCAGAAGCGTTTTATGAGATCTGTTACAGACTGATGAAATACTACAATGCAAAGTGCAACTACGAGAATAATAAGAAAGGTATGTTCCAATACTTTGACAGGATAAATGCTACATACATGTTGTGTGATACACCTGGTATCCTTAGAGATATGCAGATCACTAAGCGTGTAGGTTACGGAAATTTTGCAAAAGGAACGCATACCACCAAAGCTGTGAACGGATGGAGAAACAGTCTGATACGTTCATACCTTATGGAACAAGCTTACGGCAAAGAAGAAGGAGAGAGAAATTACAGTACGATAGTATCACCAGCAATGCTCAGAGAATTGATTGCATATGATCCAATTGTAGGCAACTACGATAGGATCTCAGCGTTGGGTATGTTATTGATCTATCGTGCTGACCTTGAAAAATACGGCATTGAAGATGAAGACTTCGATGGCATTGATAGTGTTAAAAAACCGATAGACTCATTCTTTTTGCGTGTAAGACCCAGCATGAGCGACAGATTTGTTTCTGCTGAAAACGAAGAAAGAATAGATATTAGATCAAGAATTAGAAGACGATGATCATAATTGGAAATAACGAGGACTTTCCCTCTCAAAAGAAAAGTGAAAAACAAAAGACCGAAAAGTGGGCAAAAAAGTGTGTACGTGCTGCCACAGATATGGGTCTTTACAGTAGTGAGTTTTACGGTGAATACCGTGAGATAAGAACTAATATGGATCTGTACAACAACATCCTTAATAAGGATGATATGTTGACAATGTGTGATCCGTTCGGTCTTACAAATAACGATTTTCCGTTTGAACCTGCACACTACCCTGTTGCAAACAACAAGATCAATCTGCTCTTAGGTGAGGAGATGAAACGTAAGTTTGATTGGAAAGTAAGGGTTATTAATCAGGATGCAGTTACAGAAAAAGAAAAGAACATAACAGATGAAATACGCAACAGGTTTGTTGAAATGATGACATCTGGTGTTCCTCAAGAACAATTGGCTGAAAAGGTTCAAGAGCTTGATAATTATCTTAGATATGATTATCAGGATATTCGTGAAAGAAGAGCTACTCAGCTTTTGAATCATATGATTGAAAAGGAGAATCTTAAGTACAAATGGAATATGGGATTCCTTGACGGTCTTGTTTCAGGTAGAGAAATCTATAGTCTTGATATTGTAAACGGTGATCCAAGAATCAGAAAGTGTAATCCTGCAAACATTAGGATTATCCGCAAAGGTCAATCTGTAGATGTTCAGGATGCTGATATTATTATTGAGTGGGGATACCATTCAAGAAATAATGTGCTTGATGACTACTCAGATTATTTAAGCGAAGATGATATAAAAGAGATTGAAAGAATGGATACTACTTTGAGTGCAGGTACTGATGAAGCTGTAGCTCAAGGTAAAGAACCTGATCTTCTTGCTGGAACATTCAGTATGATAGAAGATGCAGACGGTAATCTAGTACCTTCTAATCTTAGTAATGCTGAGATGCTATTGAGTCCTGTACTTGAGGACGGTAGTGTGCTTGTAACAAGAGTGGTTTGGGCATCTTACCGTAAGATCGGTAAACTGAAATACTATGACCGTAAGACAGGTGAGCAGCTTTACAAGTTTGTAGATGAGTTCTACAAGCCACGTGTAAAAATGGGTGAAGAGATCGAAAAGTATATATGGGTAACTGATTGGTGGGAAGGTACACGTATCGGTGAGAACATATTTGTTAAGATGCGTCCGTTCCCTGTAAAAGCATATGGCATCAACAATCCTACAGGAACATTGTGTCCGTATGTAGGTGGTGACTATACTCAGGAAGGTGAACCTACTACATCATTGATGGCAAGGATGAAACCTTACTCTTACTACTATGACTTCTTAATGTTCAAGCAGTGGGAGACACTTACCAAGCACAAAGGTGTTGTAGGATATCTTGATCTTGCAATGATACCTGAAGGTTGGGAGACCGAAGATGCACTTTACTTTGCTGATAAGATGGGATGGTTACCTATTGACTCATTTAAGGAGGCAAGAAAAGGAGCAGCTACAGGCACACTTGCAGGTAACATGAATGCGAACAGAGCACCTATGAACTTTGACATGGGTAACTATCTGCAGCAAAATATGATGATACTTAACTTTATTAAGGAGGAAATAAGTAACATTTCAGGTGTAAGTAGACAACGTGAAGGTGCTATCTCAAGCAGCGAGCTTGTAGGTAATACACAGCGTTCTGTAATGCAGTCATCACATATTACTGAACTTTATTTTCAGTTTCACGAAAGAATAAAGGTTTCAGTATTGAAAGCTACGCTTGAGGTTGCAAAACATGCATATCGTGATAGGTCATTGAAAGTACAATACGTTACTGACGACATGTCTCAGGTTCTTGCAGAAATAGATGGTGATATGATACGCGAGATAGATTACGGTATAACCATCGGCTCAAGTATGGAGTATCAGCAGTTGCAACAGACAATGATCCAACTTGCACAGGCTGGTCTGCAGAATGATAAGGTTAACTTTTCACAGATAATGGATATTCTTACTGATCCGAGCATCAGTTCGGTAAGACGTAAGATAGAAAATGCTGAACGTCAGAAAATGGATCAAATGAGACAGGACTCTGAACGACAGCAGCAAATGATGCAACAACAGCAGCAAATGGCGCAGCAGGTTGAAGCAATGAGGAATGAGGGTAAGCAACAAGCAGAACAATTCAAAGCTGATCTTGCTCTTGAACTCGAAAGGGTACGTAATGAAGGAAAAATAGATCTTGAAAAAGTAAAATCTCAACTTCAGAAAGACCTTAAAATGACAGAATCTTCGGATACTGTTATGAAAACGATGAGTGATGTTGAAAAACTCGGTATGCAATTGAAGCATGAGGCAAAAGAGAACGAGTTGGATAGACAAAGTGAGGAAGAAATCGAAAAAATGAAACTCGAAAAGTCTATAAAGACCAATGGTTCTCGATAGAAGAGGGTGTTGACATCGGATATTAATTAATATAATTTTGTAAATTATAGCAAATGGAGTTTAACAACGAAGAAACTTTAGGAGGTTTTAACTTTGACATTGAAGGTGTTGAAGATGCTGGAACCTTTGAAATTGAATTGAAAGAAGATGCCCCTGCATCTGCTGCTGAATCTGCCGTAAAAGCAACAACTACAGACGGTGAGCAGGAAGAAGCAGACAGTACATCTTCTGAAGGTACGTTTGAAATCTCAATGAAAAATGAGATCAGTGGGTCCGATATGGAGGGAGAAACTGCTGAAAACGTACTTGAAGATATGCCGTCCTCTGAGAGTGCTCCCTCTTCTCCTCTTTTAACAAGACTTGCCTCGGCACTTTATAAGGACGGTGTTCTTACTGGTGTGAACGAGGAGGAAATCAAGGACGTAGATATTCCAAAACTTGCAGACATGATAAAAGGTACTATCAAGCAGAATGAATATTCTGATCTTGATCCTCGCACAAAAGAAGCATTGAATGCTATCCGTGCAGGTGTACCTGTTGAGAATGTTGTAAGACACCATAATGCTGAGACCAAACTCGCTGACTTTACTGAAGAAAGATTCATTGAATCTGATACCGATGAAGAAGCTGTTGCTGAAGAAAAGAAAACAGTTAGGCAGAGTTTGATCTTTAACGATCTTATTGCAAGAGGTTACTCTAAGGAAGATGCTCAAAGACGCACCAACCAATCCTTTAACTCAGGGGATGATGAGGCTGATGCAAAACTTGCACTCAATAGTCTTAAGCAGATTGCGGAACAGCGTAAGCAAGCCGAGATTAAAGAAGCTGAAGCCAATAGAGCTGCACATGAAGAGCGTAGGAATGACCTTATGAAAAGAGTTGCAGAATTAAAGGAAGTTATGCCTGGTGTTCCTGTAACTGAAGAAACTGCAAAATGGATGGCAGAAGCGATGACAAATCCTACAGGACGCTCAGAGAACGGTGCGCTGCGAACAGTTGTTTCGGACAAACGTGCTGAGAATCCTTTTGATTTTGATACGCGACTACACTATTTTATAAAAATGGGACTCTTTGACGAGACTCCCGATACGTCCCTGTTTACAAAACGCTCTATGAGCAATGCTGTGCAGGAACTAGAGAAGAGCCTTTCTAATGAAGGGATCTATGAAGCAGGGAAGGGAGCTTCCCTAGAGAGTATCACCGAAAGGGAAATGAAGGAAAATTACCTTCGTCTTCTTGACGGTGTTGATATCTAATTTTAATTGAAACAAAAATAAGCTAAAAAAATGGCACTTCAATTTTCAGAGTTTCAAATGTATGATGCGCAGCACTGGTCAGGATTGACAACTGCTAACCATCTACATAGCATTTATCAGGGTCGTCCACAGAAGGCTACTGATATTATGCGAAGAATCCACACTACCAACTTCGGTACTGATTTGGATTCTCAACTTTCAAAGTACAAGGTTAAGTACCTTGACACAGATGATGATTTTACATGGGAACTTGTTGGTTCTGGTAAGAAGAATGTTCCTCTTATTGAGGCACGATTGACTCCAACAGGATCTGCTGTTGCTGTAGGTGATGAGCCAGGAAAGAACGTTACTTCTTTCTACATGGTATTCCCAGAGCGATGGTTCACTGATGAGCACATCATTGTAGGTCACAAGAATGAGTTGTATTCTCTACAGATCCAAGGAGATCCTGTAGCTGACGGTACAAACTGGATGTATGAGGTTAAGTTGATCACTGGTGATCCTGATCTTTTCGTACCTGTTGCTGAACTTGCAGCTGGTAAGCGATGGAGCCGTGAGTGGTCTCTTGTTGAATCTACTCTTTCTAAGAAAGGTGGTGGTATCAACTTTGAGTCTCCATTCGGAATGAGAAACACTTTCTCAATGATCCGTATGCAGCACACTCTTCCTGGAAACATGATTAACCGACCATTTGCTACAGGATTCAAGATTAAAGATCCAAAAAGCCAAAAGCTTGAGAATTTTGTTACTTGGATGCAGTACGAAGACTACGTATTCGATCAGCAGTATCGTCTTGAGAAGAACAGATTGATCATGTTCGGACGATCTAACCGAGGAGCAAACGGACAGTACTACAACTTCGGTAAGTCAGGTCACGTTAAGAAGCAAGGTGCAGGTATCCGTCAGCAGATGGAGTCTTCAGGTACTGAGTTCTACAGCGATTTCTCTATCGAGTGGTTGCTTTCTACTTTGACTGACCTTTCTGAAGGAAAGCTTCCTACAGACCAGCGTCACTTTGTAGCTCGTACAGGTGAGCGAGGAGCTATTCAGTTCCACCTTGCATTGGAGAACCACTCTCAGTTGTTCACTCCATTGTTCAACACAAGCCGTATGTTCTCAACTTCTGAGAACGGAGGAATGGCAGGAGTTAAGATGGCATACGGTTACGGAGGTCAGTTCCTAGATTATATGGGACCTAACGGAATCCGTTTCTCTATCTCTGTAGATAGCATGTATGATGACCGTGAGCGTAACAAGATTCTTCACCCAGATGGCGGTGTTGCTGAGTCTTACCGTTACGACATCATGGATATCGGTACTACTAACGGAGAGCCGAACATCCAGAAGTTCTACGTTAAGGGCTCTGATAACATCTACGGTTACGAGCCAGGATTGAGAGATCCTTATTCTCCGTCAGGTAAGATGTCTACTATGAGTCATGCAACCGATGGATATACTATCCACCGAGGATGTCAAGTAGGTGTTGCTGTGTATGATCCAAGTCGTACTAAGTCACTTATCCCGAACATTCTTTACTGATAATTACTAACCGTTAGAAGAGGAATAAAATGGCAGGTAAACGAAAAGTAACCGAAAAGAAGGAAGAAAAAGTAGGAGCAGCAGAGACTGTTGCTCCTGCATTTTCTCTTCCTAATAAGAGAGTAAGAGTGCTTCCAGTAGTTAAAAAAACATGGTTGCCGAAAGGTCACGAAGCAGAGTTCTTGTATAAGCATTCTGTTAACACATTCACTATACCTAAAAATGCAGTGAACGGTGCATATGTGAACCCACTCTCTAAAGAAGAACAGGATCATCTTGAAGGTCATCCTGGTCTTTCATTATCGGCAGGAGATCTTTCTGTACACAAAAGAGAGAATAACTTTTGGAGAAACATCTTTAAGCCAATAAGACTTTCAAAAGAACCTAGAACACTTGATCTTTCAGATCCAATGGATTACATTACTTATAAGGTGCTTCTTACAAATGACGACTATATTGCTCCTGATGCATATAGTTCTGAAAGAAAGGCATCATATAAGTATATGATCGTTGACGAAGGTTATGAAGACTCTAAGAAGTCAAACAGTGCAAATGTTGTTGCTGACGCATATCTTGAATATTCTAAGATACGTGAGGACAAGATCGCATTGGCAGACATTCTTTTCTTGCTTACCAATCAGCGTGTGTCACCTACTTCGACACTTATCTGGTTGCAAGGTCAAATCGGAGACTTCATTGCTTCAAGTCCTAAAAGATTCCTTGATGTCATTAATGACAAGGATCTTCAGACAAGGGTTCTTATTACCAAAGGACTTACATACAATGCTATCCAAAAGGATGGTACTGCATATAGAACTATGGGGGGTGATCTAATGGGTGTTGACCTGAATGCTACAATTGCATTCTTGAACAACAAACAGAACAGTGATCACAGGATTTTAATTGAAACCATGATCTCTAGAAGCGAAGGTAAATAATGACTGTTACTGAGATACTGAGTTATATGAGGTTGCGTTACGATGCGTATGCATCGCAGGACGCACCAGGTTACGATGATGCCGATCTTTGTGCACTTTTTAATAAGGCACAAAAGGTATTCTGTAAGTCACTATATAATGAGCTTGCTAATCCTACACGTAAAGGTGCTGAAGAAACTGAAAAGCGTTCTAAAGACCTTGTGCAACTTAAAGCTCACTCAGATCTCTCAACCTTCTCAACTGGTGATCATCCCTTCTCACAATTTGTAGAGCTTCCAAATGATCTATGGGTTGCACTTAAGGAAGAATGTGATATCAACTATACTGATAGTTGTGGTAACGAGATTACCAATTATCGCACTAAAGTAAAACCTATAAAGGAGGACTATTACAATGCAAATGTCAAGAATCCATATAAGAAGCCTTACGAGGAACTTATATGGAGGATTGACAGAGAAAGAGAAACTATAGCTGACCAGATTGGTACTGGCAATAATAAGCAGCATGAGCTTGTCTTATTTGACGGTGCTAGTCTTGTGAAATATAGAATATCCTATTACAGGATACCAAAGGATATAATCCCTCCTGCAGATGGCGCGAGTTTCTGCGAGTTTGATTATATCCAACATGAGAAGATTGCAGACCTTGCAGTTGAACTTGCTATGCAAACAACCGATAGACCTGGTTTACAGTCTAAGATGATAGAAAACTCTAAAATAATTGAATAATGAGTAATTGGATTGATAAAGTTACAAAAGCTAACTTTCTTCCTGGAAAGGACAATAGTAGATTCTATGTCTTTTCAAAGCAATTCAACGCTTTGGTTGATAAAGTAAATACGCTTCTCGGAAGAGGAACAGTAACTCAGGCAACAAGTATTACTACTGGTGTTACTCTTAACGCACGAGCAGGAGTTGTTACTACGGTAGCATCTACTCTTGGTGCAGATTTAGACGCTGCTTTTGTGGTTACAAACTCTTACGTAAAAAGCGATTCAGTAATTGTATTGACATGTTTGAATACAGGTGCTAGTATAGCAACTGCTCAAACTTCAGCTGTTGCTGACGGGAGTTTTACAGTATTGCTTGCCAATTCTGGCAACGCTGCTTTTAACTCTACAATAGGAGTACATTTTTTAGTACTCTGATTTATATAGATTCCTTTTAATTTAAAATTTAGGAAAAATGAGTGCACCAAGTGCAATTAATA